ACGTATCGATACCGCTAGATGATGAAGGAGAAGGACAATTAGGTGCTCCAGTAATAAAAGCAAACTCAGATGTTGTTCCTACGGGTCAAGCTGCAACTGGTGGAGTAGGGGTAATTACGACAGCAACATTTAATACAGTACCCGTATCAGGATTTAGTGCAACTACAGCTGTAGGTGAACCTACTGTTATAGCTAAAGCTACTGCGGTACCTGATTCAGTATTAGCAACCACTAGTGTTGGAACTCCGAATATTTGGACATTAGTAGATGATGACCAAACCGCAGGATACAATACTATAAATACAACACAATCACCGAGTTACAGTAATATAAACGATACTCAAAACCCTAATTGGGATGAGGTAGCGTAAACAGATTTTATTACATATAATTGAGGCACTATGGCGAGTACATACGAAAACAATCTCCGATTAAACGAAATGGGGACTGGGGACCAGTCTGGTACATGGGGACAGGTAACTAATACTAATTTAGATTTAATTGGTGAGGCTTTTTCTTACCAAACCGAAGCTACGTTTACTAGTGATGGAGCTAAAACTGCTACTATAGGAGATGGAGTATCTGATAAATATAGAGCGATGTATATTAAAGTTACTTGTGATGGAAGCACCACTTTATCCGCTACTCAAACATTAAATATAGCTCCTAATACAGTTTCTAAAATGTTTATTATAGAAAACGCTACTACAGGCGGACAATCAATATCTGTATCACAAGGTTCAGGAGCTAATGTAACTATTGCTAACGGAACTGCTAAAGTAGTATTTACTGACGGAGGAGGAACAGGAGCGATAGTTTACGATGGATTCGATAAAATAGATTTAGGAACCAACGCTAAATTAAACGGTAACACATTTGTTACAACCTCAAGTTCAGATACACTTACAAATAAATCTATAGATTCAGCTAACAATACAATAACTAATATTGTAAATGCTGATATTAAATCTGACGCTGCAATAGACGCTACTAAAATAGCAGACGGAACTATTAGTAATGCAGAGTTTCAATATCTAAATGGAGCTTCTTCTAATATACAATCACAATTAGACGGCAAAGGAGATATTACCGCTGTAGTAGCAGGGTCTAATCTTACTGGGGGAGCGACCTCTGGTAGTGCGACTCTTGCAGTGGCTAGTTCTCCAACTTTTGGAGGAACGGTAACAGCTGCTGCATTTAGTGGACCAATATCCACAACTTCAACAGTACAAGGAAACTTAATACATAATAGTTCATCGGGTCTTTATGGTGCAAGTTCCTCTACTGTAAATAGAGCACCCGATGTTTTAAAAAGGGATATAAGATTAGCAAGTACTGGGGGAACTGTTACAGGATATAATTGGCACGTTCTCGGCACTAATACTCGTAGTGGTTTTAATGGCACAGGTACTAGTGGTAGTTATATTTATTTACCCGCAGGGACTTGGTACATCACAGGCGATTGTCAGTTATCAAGAGTTGCCAGTGATACTGCTGATACAACATATATGTTTTTAGCAACTTCAACAAGTCCTAATAGCCATTTAATAGACGGAACAGGAAATGCTATCGGTGACTGGAGTACCACCTTTTTTAAAGCTGAAGGCACGGTTACATTAAGCAGTGCAGCATATATTGGAATTCGTTTTTATGCTGCAGAATCGGTAAGTTATGGATATGTTAGTTCATATTATAGTAATCAATACTCAAGTTTCGCTCACTTAGCAGCGTGGAAGATGTACTAATGGCTATAGATAGAACGGGATTAAACGAAGAAGAAATAAATTTAATTGAACATTGTGTAGCTCTTGAAGAACAAGGATTAATTGATTCTGATGGAGATGTAGTTTCTGGTAAAGAAACTGAGTTTGGATTTGCTAACTTAGGCGAATGTTTGCAAACAGTTTTTGCTGTTGATGAAAGTGCAAGTACAAATTCAATAAACAAATTCAAAGCAATGTCTTCGGACACTAAAACTGATAAAGTAAATCAAGAAAAATTAAAAAATATTGCAGAAGCTCAACTATATTTGCGTAGAACAGATTGGTATGTTGTTAGGGAGGCTGACTCTGGTAAAGCTATGCCAAGCGATATAAAAACTAAAAGAGCAAAAGCTAGACAAGACATAGAGGACAACGAGTAATGGAAACTTTATTATGGATAATATTTATCGTAGTTATTAGTAAAGCATTACTAAAAGCAGTAGCTCCTTACACAAATAGAGCACTAGATGACAAACTAAAAGAATACTGGAAAAACTTAAAAGAATATTTCTAATGCCTAGGACAACAGTAAACGAAGTAGATAAAAGATTAAGTGCTCATGAAGCAGCATGTGACCAACGTTGGAAAGAAAATTATCGTAGATTAGATTCTATAGAAAATGGAATTCTATCAATTAATAAAACTATTAGGAATAGCTTAATATTCACTGCTACTATTTCCTTGACTATTGTAGGGTTTCTAGTAAGATACACTTTGTTTTAGGAGGGCTGAATGGAGTTCTCCTCAGAAACTAAATTATCAAAACATTTTAAATTAAAAGAATTTGAGAAATCTCAAATGGCTTATCGTTTAGGTATTGATAATAGAGTAACTGACAAAACAATATTTAATAATTTAAAAAATTTAAGTGAGGAAATACTTGAACCTATACGAAATCATTTCGGCAAACCTTTTACTCCTAATTCTGGTTACCGCTGTTTGGAGCTCAATAGAAAGCTTGGCTCTCGTGACACTAGCCAACATACTTTAGGTCAAGCCGTAGATATAGAAATCGTTGGCATAGACAACGAAACGCTATTCGCATACATAAAAAATGAGTTAGACTTTGACCAAGTTATTTTAGAATACTATGATGGAATAACTCCTGATAGTGGTTGGATTCATGTATCATACGTAAGCCCTAAAGAAAACAGAAAAAACAGTTTCGCATACGACGGAATAAATTATAGAGTAGTTTAATGCCTTTACTAAAATTACAATTCAAACCAGGAATCAACAGAGAAGGCACAAATTATAGTAATGAAGGCGGTTGGTTTGACGGTAACTTAATACGTTTTAATAAACAAAACGTAGAAAAAATAGGTGGTTGGAGAAAAGATAACAGTAATACTTTTTTAGGTAATTGTAGAAAATTACACGGTTGGACAGATTTAAACGGTACGAAATTTTTAGGATTAGGTACAACTAGTAAATATTATGTTGAAAAAGGTGGTGCATTTTATGACATCACACCATTAAGACAAACAACAGCCGCAGGTGACGTAACTTTTGCAGCAACTAATGGCTCAAGCGTAGTTACTGTTACTGATACTAATCATGGATTAGGGGCAGGTGATTATGTATCTTTTAGTGGTGCAACTAGTTTCGGTGGTAATATAACAGCGGCTGTAATAAATCAAACGGGAGCAACATATTTAAACCAAACAGGTTTTATAGTCGCTTCTGTCGTAGACGCTAATAACTATACAATAACTGTACCAGTAACAGCTAATTCTTCTGACGCAGGTAGTAGTAAAGGTGGAAGCAGTGTTATAGGGTACTATCAAATACAAGTAGGATTAGATACTTATGTATCTGGAACAGGTTGGGGAGCGGGAGCTTGGGGAGAAAGCACTTGGGGAAGTACAAGTCCGTTAGCTTTTGCTAGTCAATTAAGATTATGGTCACATGATAATTACGGTGAAGATTTAATTATTAATCCTAGAAACGGTGGTATCTTTTTCTGGGACACTTCTGCAGGGGTAGAATGGGCTAGTAATAATAATCACAATAGGGCTAAAGCGTTATCGGACCTCGCAGGAGCTAATTTAGCCCCCACAGTAGGGTTATTTACCCTAGTATCTCAAGTAGATAAACACGCTATTGTTTTAGGAGTAGACCCTATTAATACGGCAGGAACAGCTAGAACGGGAATAATTGACCCAATGCTTATTGCATTTAGCGACCAAGATAATGTTGTAGAGTGGGAACCTAAAACAACTAACACTGCGGGTGCTTTAAGTTTATCTGAAGGTAGTACTATTGTAGGTGCAGTAAAATCTAGGCAAGAAATATTAGTTTGGACGGATACTTCTTTATACAGTATGCAATTTATTGGACCACCATTTACATTCGGTATAAATTTAATAAATAAAGAAACAGGATTAATTGGACCGAATGCTGCCGTAGTAACTTCAAAAGGTGTTTTTTGGATGGCGGTAGATAATTTTTATGTTTACACAGGTACAGTACAAAAAGTTCCTTGTACAGTTTTAAGTTATGTTTTTGACGATATAAATATTTCAGAATCTTATAAATTTCATGCTTTTTTAAATGAAGAATTTAATGAAGTAGGTTGGTTTTATACCTCAAAAAATGGCACTGAAATAGATAGGTATGTTTCTTATAACTATGAGATAGGTGCATGGGCTTACGGAATATTAAGTAGAACAGCTTGGTTAGACGCAGGTACAGAACCTTACCCGAGAGCTACAAGTAGTAATTATTTATATGAACACGAATATGGTTACGATGATGACGGTAATCCTATGACTAATGTTTTTATAGAAAGCTCAGATATGGATTTAGATGAAGGGGAACAATTTAGTCATATATCTAAATTAATACCTGATGTCAGATTTTTGAATAACGCGGGAGGACAAATAAATTTTGTTTTAAAAACTAGAAACGCTCCTGGAGAAACATTAACTACTAAAAGCACTAATGCTGTAACGAGTACCGCTGCTAAAGTAGATTTACGTTCTAGGTCAAGACAGGCAGCTTTTAGATTCGAATCTGACGATGACGCTGAATATCCTGGAAATAACGATACGGGTTGGAGATTAGGTAATAATAGGATAGAAATAAAACCTGACGGAAAACGCTAATGGCTAAATTATTAAGAACGTCATTACCTTTTAGTTATGATGGTCAAGTAAGTGCCGACCTATATAACAGATTACTTAGAATTTTAGAAATAAACTTAGGAGAGTTCGACCCTGATAATACTAGGCAAATAACTACTGAAGAAAAATTAGATAATAAATTTAATTTAGGAGCAATAGTATTTGATACTACTTTAGAAAAATTACAAGTGTACGACGGAGACGATTGGCTAACTATAGCCACAGTAGCTCCTGCTGTATTTAGTGGACCCCCTACAAACGGACTAGAAGCTCAGGCTTCTTTAGGTACTTTGTCTGTTAGTGCTGGTGGAGACATTACAATTACATTATAAATATTTTCAAATATAATATCTAAAAGGAGATTAACATGATAAATCAATGGTCGTATAGCCGTTTAAGTTGTTTTGAAAAATGTCCAAAACAAGCTGAATTTAAATTTGTTAAGAAAATAAAAGAGCCTGGAAGTCCAGCAATGGATAGAGGCAAACATATCCATAAACTTTGTGAGGAATATATTCGAGGGTTTCATCAAGAAATACCTGAAGAAATAAAAGGATTAGAAGATAATTTTAAAGAACTAAAAGAACTGCACGAAAGAGGACACGTGCTTTGTGAAGAAGATTGGGCTTGGGATAATGAATGGCAACAAACAGGTTGGTTTGATTATAATACTTGGGGTAGAGCTAAAGTAGACGCTTTTGTATATGAAGAAGGTATTTCTAAACAAGCTAGAGTTATTGATTTTAAAACAGGAAAGTTTGAAGGCAACGAAGAAGCTCATAGAGAGCAGTGTGAATTATATGGTTCTATAGCTTTAAAAAGGTTTCCAGAATTAGAAGAAATAACTACTGAGATGTGGTATTTAGACCATAATAAAATAAGTAAGTTCGTTTACGATACACAAACAATAATTTTAAAAAGAGACCGTATAAACGCTAGAGCTATAGATATGACTACAGCTACAGAGTTTCCCGCTAACCCACATAAATGGAAATGTCGTTGGTGTCATTTTGGTAAAGAAGGGTTGTGCGAAGAAAGAATTACAGATTAATATGAGAAGTCTTCATTTTTTGCTTCCTGAAGCATTGCCAGAACAGATTATTGAAGATATAAAAACTATGGCACTAAAGTTTCCAGAGGAGATTGGAGTAGTTGGTGGAGAAATAGGTAAACACTCTGCACAAGATAAAGACCTTAGAAGGTCTCAAATCCGTTGGATAGACCCACGTACAGAAGATACAGCTAAATTAACTAGTCTCTGCACAAATTTATTTGTTGATATTAATAGAGAATTTTTTGGTTTAGATATTCAAACAATATTTAATATTCAATATACAGAATACTTAGCAGCTAACAAAGGTTTCTATCATAGACACATAGATAGTTACGTAGGCAGAGGAGAAATGTACGATAGAAAACTTAGCATGACTATACAGCTATCTGATTCAGATGAGTATGAAGGAGGTGATTTTGAATTTGATAATGATATTTTAGCAAATCCTCCTGATAAAAATATTTTAAGAGAAAAAGGTAGAGTTTTAATCTTTCCTTCTTTTCTACCACACAAGGTAAATCCTGTAACCAAAGGTATAAGAAAAAGTCTTGTAACTTGGATAGAAGGACCCGCTTGGCGTTAATGCATTAACAATCATCAAAAAATACTTTATTATTGTTCTTGGTAGGTGATTATTATGGAACAACCTAACGAAATCATAAAAACTGGGGAACCCCAGAAGGTTAAATTAGAGTTAGAACTAGATACTACGCAAAAGAAATACGAACCTAATAAATTTCAAACTTGGGTAGATTTAGCCATAACTGTAGACTCTTGGAGAATCTTTCCTAGATTATTTATTACAATTTATATAGTTTTACTATATAAAACTTGTGTGTGGTTTATGGGCTTAGATACTCCTAGTTTAGAACAAAGTGGGTTTGTATCTATTGTTGTAGGAGCGGGAGCCGCTTGGTTTGGTTTATATGCTGGTACGGGCGGTGCAAGTAAAACTAAATTAAAACAATATGACTGATACCTTAAAAATTTATTTAACAGAGTTTGAATACAACGGAGTCACTTACGACGGACCAAATATCGTAGCTAAGAATTTTAAAGAAGCTGAACAACATGCTGAGGATTTAGGCATAATTGTTGTAGGAAAATTAGATACATTTATATCGGCATATGGTATTGATGACCATAAAACAACGATACATTAATGTATGATATGACCATGTTTGAACTTACGTTAAGCGATTTTTATATCGAGTTTATAGGATTTGTACTTACTTTATTAGTAGGATTAGCTGTAAAAGATTACGCTGTAACTTTTGTAAAAGGAGCATTTTTTAGATTTTTTTCACCTTTTGATGAAGGTGATAAAGTAATTTTAGACGGACAAACGGCTATGATAATAAAAATTGGTTTTTCGCAAACCGTGTTCGGTGTTTATAGCGAAGATGGATATACATGGAGGTATATCCCGAACCAAAAATTAGATAATTTTAAGTTAGAAAAAGTAGTAGACGCTGAATTACACGCTGATACAGCTAAAGAAAAAGCCGAAAAAATACGAGCTATCTTAGAAGAAAAAGAGGATTAAGGGCTATACAGCTTGTTAGTTCATAAAGTATAATCACTTTACAGTTAGAGTACATCTATGACAGGATTTGAAATAGCAGCAATTATTGGGGCAGGTACTGCTCTTTTAGGAGCATTGGGTGTCGGACAAGACGACCCTAAAATAGCTCCTGCTAGTGCTACTCCTTTAGGTCAAGGACAAGGAATAGCTTCTATAGATATAGAGGATATCGGTGAAGATACTGAAAAAGTTGGAGAGGATATACAATTAGAAGAAGGTTTAGCTTTTAATGCTAATAAACAAGATGATGGTATTTTAAGTGCCTTACAAAATAAATTAGGAGCTAAAGCTGGTAGACCTATAAATTCTTTTGAAGATATGAGTTTAGAAGAATTATTAGCTGTTTTAAGTATGGATGAGCTTACTGATGTTGGTCCCGATTTTACTATAGATGATGTAATGAATGTGGTTACTCCAAAAACTGCTAAACCTAATCCTGCAATCGATACTAATTTAATATCTTTGTTAGAAACTCCTGAACCTGATGTTATAGACAGGATGGTACAAGCTGAAATGAACGCGTCAATGCCTTCTTCTAATAAAACTGAAACGGCAAACGCTACAAATGCAACAAAAGAAGCTATGGCTGCAGCACCTTCAGAACCAATGACTGGTCAGGAAATAGCGGGTATTATAACAGCGATAGCACAAGTAGCTGAATTTTTAGATGACGACGATGACCGACCTTTATCTCCTGCTTCAGCTCCTTCTTTTTCTTATAGAGCTCCTAGTGGGGGCATAACTTTAGAAAATATTGGGATGAATATGGGAGGAGCAACTTCAAAAGTTTTAGCAAGACCTATGTTTAAAGGTAATCCAGTAGTAGGTCCAGGAGGTCCAAAAGATGATATAATACCAGTACTCGCTAGTGATGGTGAGTTTATGTTATCAAAAGCAGCGGTAGACCATGCTGGTGGCGGTAATCACGCTTTAGGTATCGAAAGATTAAAAGCATTTAATAATAAAGGTAATCAGAGATATGGCTAGTAGAGAACAACAAGAATTTTCGTCACAAGCCCCCGCACCACAGGTATCGGAGATATTAAGTGGCGGAGTTTTTCCAGCAGCAGGTGGGTTATTACAAAGAGGTTTAACTGACCCTAATATTCCTGATAGTAATCCTTATTCTTATACTGGACAACGAATAGCGGATTTCGACCCTAGAGAATCTAGAGCGTTTAATTTAACTGACCAAGCTATAGGTAGTTATATACCTTTTCTACAAGCGGGAACAGATGTCTTAGGACAAGGTGCCGACGCTTATAGAAGCGGTATAGGACAAAGATTCGACCCAACTAGCACTGATGAATTTTTTAATCCATTTTTAGATAGAGTTGCAGGTAGAGTTGAGGATAGAGCAGAAAGATTTATTACGGATAGAATAGGTAAACTAAATGTAGGTGCAGCTAGGACGGGTAATATTGGTAGTGCTAGACAAGGTATAGCAGAAGCGGATATTACTAGACAAGGTATCGAAGGATTAACTGACGCTTTAGGTAGTTTATATTCTAAAGGTTACGATACTGCACAAGATAGAGCATTTAAAGCGTTTCAAGACCAATTTGCTAGAGATAGAGCTAGTGGTCAAGGACTACTGGGAGTTTCTGATAGAGCATTTAGAGCAGGAGCACAATTACCTAATTTACAAAGACAAGATATTAGTTCTTTATTTTCTACGGGAGGACTAGGTAGAAATAGAAACCAATCTTTATTAGATTTAGATTACCAAAACTTTGTTGGTAGATATAACTTACCTTTCCAAAACTTACAAAACGTTGGAAATATTTTATCGGCTATGGGTCCGTTGGCAGGTGGGTACGGTTATGCGGGAGCACTTCCTGCTGATAGATTAGGTGGAGCTGATTCACCTTTATATCAACCCGCTAATCCTGGTGCTAACTTTGGTGATAATCCTAATAATATGATAACAACAACAGGTATTCTAGGAGCTAGTGCATTACCTACATCGTATGGTGGTCGAGCTTTAAATCCTAGTATATTTCCTTCAGGAATAACTTCACTACCAATACCAGACGCAGGAATGGATATGTCGGTAATGGCTCCAACTGCAATTTATAATCCTTCCCAAAACAATCCTCCTCAGACTAACGTTGCGGGAGCATTTGGAGGATTTTACGGATAATGTCTATTGAAGGTTTACAAAAATTTCCAGGCTTTGGCACAGGAAGTCCACAAGGTGGAGGACAGGGTATTACTGGAGTAGCTCCTATACAAATAGCTCAACCAAATTTATCGGGAGCTTTTCCTAGAAGCACGTATACTCCTGCACCTGAATCTAATGAATTAACTGATGCAGAAAAATTTATTCCTGGAGTTTTAGGTATAGTAGGTTTAATAGATAATGCAGTAACTAAAAATAAATATAAAGTTACCCCTGAGAGTTTTAAAAAAGAACAAGAAAGAATAGAAAAATTAAAAAACGAAGGTTTAATATCTGACGAAGTAGCAGAAGCTGAATTAAAAGCATACGCTATTTATGGTCCTGATAGAGATACAAGTGGAGTAGACGGTATGACTATAGCAGGTACTATAGGTACTTTATTTTCTGGTAGAACGTCTGGGACATCAGCAGCTGTAACTAATCAGTTTTTAAATAGAAAAACCTCAGAGAACCTATCAATAAATACTGCTAAAAATGCATTTAAAAAAGAAAGTCTTAAAAAAGATTTTAAACAAACAAATTTATTAAATTACGAAAAACTTGACGTAGATAAAAAACCCGAAATCGTTATGGGAATAACCGCTGAAAATGATTTTGGTACAGATTACTATGTGCCTACTAGTGCGTTTAGCCCTAATGACGATATATTTAGAAATCAAAAACCAATAACTTTAGGCAATAAAGAATATTTTGTAAATCCTGACGGGTGGGTAAATTATAGTGCTAGTATGGCAGAATCATTAAAAGCAGATTCTGCATATAATTTTCACGGTAAAGATGATAACCCTGTAAAAGTTTTAAGAAAACTTACTGACGAAATGGAACTTCAAGACGCTGCTACAGTAAGATTAATAAACTTATCAAATAATGTTTTAACCGAAATCGATAACCAGATAAAATCAGGAGCGTCAGGTGCTACTACAGTAGCTACTTTAGCAAGTTTAGGAAACGATATACGAGCTAATTTCGACCAGTTTTTTAGTCCAGAATATACCGATAAACTGTTTAGTAAAGGTAAAGACGGTGGTTTAGGTAATGCAACTAGAGGTAGTGGTGTAGCAGGTGAAGAATTATTTAAAAATTTAAGAACATTAGACCAAACTTCACCTACTTATGAACAAGACCTTCAAGATATGATAGGTAATTTTATAGAACGAGCAGATATAGACTCAGGACAAAAAAGTTTTTTAACTAAAAATTTACAACAATTAGCAAGAAGCAAAGCTGTATTAGCTTCAGGATTTTTAAATATAGCATATTATGCAGCAGCAACTGCAGGACAAACTGGTAGAACATTATCCGATAAAGATTTAGCTAACTTTTTTACTATTATCGGAGGTAACGCAGGTCAGGACATAGAAGTTCAACATGATGTTTTATTAAAATTTATAAATAGTGTTATAGAAGCTAGAGATGATGAAACAGCAGGTAGGTTTAAATTAGATAAACTCCGACCTTTAGGTGAAGGTGATAATATTCGATACGGTATATACGGTAATCTAAACGAAAAAAGTAAAGTTACTGATACTATATTAAATATGTTAAAAGATTATTACTTATTTGAGCCAAATCAAGAAACAGGAATAACTGATTATAACAATCCGTATGCTTTAAAAGATTTTCTTACTAGAAACGCAGACTCACCAACCATTCAAGAGTGGAGACAAAGTAATAGACAATTTAAAATAAACCCTACGGGTAATATACCAGACCCAACCGACGATATACCCGAGGAAACTTATGACGCTATTCAAGAACAAATTATGAAAGCCGAAGGTAATCAATAATGTCGACTACACCAACTCCTGAAATTTTATCAAGCATATATGCAAATACTCCGATTATGACAGGAGTTGACGGTGCGTTTACTTACGGACAATTAGTAGACGAAAATGATTTAATAATTTTAACTGAAGAAACTTTTCCTGGAACTTATAGCCAATTAAGTAATATGAGTGCTGAACAAATAAAAAATGCAGCAAATGAAATACGAAAAAATAAAATAGATAGATATAGACGTGAACCTATACCGTTTAGCGAACAATTAATTTTTCCCCAATACTTCGAAAGAAAACGTAGAGCCGAAGAAGGTAAGTTAAGTTTGGCACCGAATATAGGTATAGCAAGTGACACCGCTACAGCGATGTTCGATAGGTCTTCTTTTCCGAAACTAGATGACCCCGAAGCATTAGCAAAACCTGTAGGTTATGATAATGTCGTAAATATGTTCGCTCGAGGAGTTGACTCTAGGAATACTTTTAATGACGCTTCTTTAAGGTCAGCTGTATCATTTTTTACAGGTTTAAATCCAAGTCCTGCTGATTTAAATTTTATGTTAGATAACTTTCAAATTCCTGGTACAAAAAAAGGTTACAGAGACCAATACCCTAACGCAGTATTTAGTTACATAGACCCTACACGACCAGAGACGGGTATAAGGGTAGATAATGTTGAATACGATGAAAAAGGAAATAGTATACCTTTAGTATATGACTCACCAGAAGTGACTGCTTCAGATTTTGGAGAATTCTTTTTAGACGAAACACTTCCAATAGCTGGAGAAGTAGGTACTGCTGCTCTGATGATTAGAAAAGGTAAATTTAATGAATATTTAAAAAAAGTTCCTTCAAATAAAGGATTCGCAGGAAAAGTAGGAGATAGTATTCTTTTTAATAGTATATTATCAGCTGTTGGTGCAGGTACTAGGTTTAAACAACGTGCTCTTGGTTATGCTTTAGGTGCTCATAATAAAAGTGCACCAGAACTACTAGAAGAAACAGGAATGTATTTTGTATATAGTTATTTAGGTAATCAGGGAATAGATGTTTTAATGCAAGGTGTTCCTAAAATTTGGAGAACTATAACTGGTCAAGATATTTCAGCTTCTGATTTAAGAGAAATAGAAATAGCATTTGAAAATAAATTAAAAAGTGAAGCGGGTAAACGAGTTGATTTGCCTTTAGGGGAAAAAGAACCTTTTACTATACAAGAAATACGAGAAGCAGCCGAAGCATTAGGAGTAGACGTATTTTATAACCCTTCATTAGCTAGAGCTTCTCGTAGTGAATGGGTACAAAGATTACAAGAATCTTTATTAAGTAAAGCGAATCAAAAAAATATAGCTACCGTAATAGATGAGTTAGTTAAAAACGACGCTAAATTTACTAAAGAATTTTTCTCAGCTATGTTTAAAGATTTAGATGAAAATATAACTGCTGTATCTGTAGGTCCTGAAATAAGAGCTTTATTAGATGATGGAGAGGAGGCTTTTATAGAACAAGGTCGTACTATATTTGATGAATTTAGGGCAGTCATTGACGATGTAAAATCAGGTAATGTAGATAATTTAAAAGTTTTAGATGAAAAAGCGTCTAATAGTCTTATAGAAAGAACCAATAATAGAGTAGCAGTTTTAAGAAATGAATATTTAGATACTACATCTCAAAATGTAGAACAATCGTTTGTAGAAGCAGGAATAGATAATACACCAATAACTTCCCGTCTTTTGAGTACAGCATTAAAACAATTTAAAAATAAAGGTACAAAAATAACAGAAAAAGGCGGTCCATACGACGCTAAAATAAGTAGAGAAGAATATTATGAAACGTATAGAGATTTAATTCCTGATGAGGAACTATTTACTAAATGGAGCAATAACGAAAATTTAACTTTATTAGATTTAGTAAATTTACGTAAAGCTACGGGTCAAGCGTACGGCAATGCAAAAAGTGTGGGGGTAGCAGCAGATTTAGCAAAATTACAATCAACAATTGATGACCAATTAAAAACTTCAATAAACGGTCTTGTAAAAAATAAAACTATTACTACGACTCAGAAAAATACAATAATAGATAATTTAATTACTGCTAATCGTGTTTATCAAGACGCTAATACAAAAGCAATTATTGATTTAACAAAACTAGATTCGCCAGAAGAATTATTAAGTTACATCGCCCGTACACAAAGACCTGGAGTTCAAACAAATAATCAAATGAAACAAGTTGTGGAATTTTTACGAGAAATAGGAGATACTGACACAGTAGACCTTTTAAGAAATACTCTTGCAGATGAGTTAGGAATATTATTAGATAATCCTGGAAGAATGTTATCGGGAGATGATTTAGCTAAAAACTATAAAAAGTTTTTAGATGACTTCGGTCCGACTATGAAAGAATTATTTAGTGAAGTAGATTTAGCTAAGTTATATAAAAGTCCTGACGAATATGCTACTCAAATTTTAAGACCTTTAGAACAATTAAGAAGGGGTCGAAAAATGTTTGCAGAAAGATTTGGTAATAAAAGCACCTTTAATTTAATTACCGATATTGTAGGACAATCAGCACAGGAAAGGTTATCTGGTAAAACTATAGATGATTTAGAATTTTTATCTAACCTTATAGATAACAATGAACCTTTAAAAAGAGAAGTCGCTAATGCATATAAATTATATATAAAAGGTATGTTACAAGACCAAAACGGTAATTTAAATGTAGGAGCGTTTAGAAGATTTTTATCTGACGGTCATATATTTAGTGGTTTAGGCACTGAAGCGGGTAGATTAAGTGCTGAAAATTTCCATAAAAAATTATTAGGAGAAGGTGGTGAAGAATTCACTAGAAACTTACGTATCTTAGAAGATTTAATTGTTAGGTCTGAAGGGGTTATGGCAGTTTATGGTGATTTCGCAGGTGGCGGACGTCTTCTAGGAGAGGACGCTATACGAAGACAACTGATAGAAGAATCTACTGACCCTGGAATAAATTATTTAAAACGATTTTTTATACCCCCTTTAACACAAACGGGTAGACGAGTAACTGCAGGAGAAAAGATTTTTACAGAAAAAACTTTAAGTTTTTTAGCGGAACTCACTACTAATCAACAATTACTAGATAGTTTTCTTTCAGCTTTACGTGCTCGAAATAAAATAATACCGTTTTTAAAAGTTTTAAATCAAGTTGATTCTAGATTAGCTGATGATATCGAAGCAGGTCTTTCTTTTTACGATAAAGAAGATAAAGAATTTACAGAAGAACCTGATATAAGTTTTTCACGTGGACAATTTATGCCTAAAGTTATTAATCCAGAAAACTCAAGAATATTACAAATACTAAATGAGATATCACCATGAGTAAAATTGCAGACAATACAGGAATAGCTTCTTTAAGTATGCTAGACCGAATAATGGGACCACTTAAAGCAGATAAAACCAGAAACGTAATTACAGCTATGGGTGATATGACTCCTATGGCTCCTGAAATACGTAAAATAGTAGGTGCAGAACCTATGGGTATGGGTGAAACTATTTTGTCCGCTTCAAGTTTAATAACTGGTATACCTGTAGCGGTAATGAGAACTATGACTAGAAGTATTGGTGCTGTAGATGAAGCTTTTGATATACTTAAAACTTTTAAAACTGATGATGAAATGATGAAAAGTATTAATGATATGTATAGAGCAGGTTTAGAAATGAAAGAGTCAGGTAGTAAAATGGGCGTTATACAGGGCAGTAATTTAATGAACAATGCTCAAAGATTACTTAAAAAATCACAAGACGAATTTTTAATAAACCGTAATGTTAATTTAGATTCCCTTAACAAACTACCTGCAAATAAAAGAATAACAGAAATATCGGAGGAATTATTACCATGAGTTTTTACGATGAAGTTTTTGAATATATTGATATGCAAAGAGATTTACAAAATTCTCCTACCCCACGTAATCAATATGAAGCAGACGTTTTAAAATATAAAAGTAATTATATGAAAGGTATAACTTCTACATTACCGCAGAGAAGTCCTATAAATCAATTCACAGTTCCAGTTGAAAATACACCAAAAAACGGTAATTTAGCAAAAGCTACTACTAACCAAAGTAAACTATACTCAAATCCATTAGATAAAGGTATAATGACAAACGTAACGGATGTATTTCAAAATGGATTTAGACCGAATAAAACTACATACGGAGCATAATTATGCAAGGAATAGAGCAATTAACTAACATAATGACAGAGGGCGGTAGGTCAGATGTGCCTATGAATATGGGTGCACAACCTATGGGAGC